GGCCGTTATGCTATCCCGGGAAGTCGGTGGCGTCATCCGCTCCACCAGTGCTTTATCGTCATAATTGGTGGTGATAATTGTCGGCATGTAAGCCTCATACCGGCCGTTTATAATGTTGTAAATGGTGGAGACTGCCCACTCTGTCGGCGGTTCTTTTCCCATATCATCAATCACAAGTAGGGGAACGGTCTTGTAGATATTGAGAACTTCTCCTTCATCGACCAGGCCGTCATATCGAGCAAAAGTCCGTTTAATCCTCTGGAGCAAATCAATCATTGTCATACAGATAACTGGTGTGCCTTTATGTATGAGCTGATTTGCTATCGCTGCCGCAAGATGCGTTTTTCCTGTTCCTTTAGGCCCGCATATGAATAACCCGTTCCGCCCTGGTTCCGGCTGTCCGCGCTTCGGCAGCAGCTTATCAAAATTGTCTGCATACTTTTGGCATGCTATGGCCGCCTGCCGGTTATGTTCGGTGATTTCAAATGTGTCAAAAGTCCTCCTTAAGAACCGTTCACCCATGCCGGATTCGCCAATTATCCTTTGGATCCGTTCCCGGAGCTTCCGATCCTCTTCAGCTTTGCGCTCGGCCTCTTCTTTTGCCTTGCGCTCGGCCTCGGCTTTTTCGTACTCGGCCACAGCTTCCGGACAAGTGCAGCGCTCCGGTCCGTAAGGCATCCATATAACACGGTTTCCTATGCGCATTCCCTTGGTGTAACGCGTTGCTCCGCAGTATATGCAAGTAACCGGCGCTGGAGGATCAAACTCTGCAGCTCTCGGGTCATTGCTCATTATGAACATGTCAGCATCCTCGTTATTTTCCTGCTCCCCAGTCATCGTCTTCTGTTGCCATCTTGAATCCTGAGAGTGTGAAGCTTCCAGCGTCCTTCCCAGAATGCTCTTTATCGACTCCAACCCCATGCTTATTACCTCCTCTGTCTCCGCCATATTTGCCCTCCCTGACCTTATCCATGTTAGCTGCATTCATCAGCCAATCGAATGTGGCTTTCCAGTTACGGTCATTTTTGCCTTTCAGGAAATCACTGGCCTCGACCCTCTCGAAATATTCCTTGAAAAAGTCAAGGTTAGGGTGTTCTTTCCATCGAGCAGCCACTGCGATTTTTCTTTTGCCGTTAATCCCTAATACTTTTGCAAAGCTCGGACAGGTTGTATTAAATAACTCACGAATTTTTTCATAAGGAACCGGTGGGGGAGAATTGGATGATTTATCATCTTCTTCTATATCATTATTAGGTACTGTATTAGGTACTGTATTAGGTACTGTAATTGTAGGTTTTTCTGCCGGATTTCTACCTTGTATCTGCCTGTTTCTGCCTGTATCTGTTGGATTATTACCTGTTATCAACTGCATTCCAGCTTGTTCAAGCGTTTTTCCACCTTTTTTTAAGGCACAGGCACGGCATGAAACAACGATGTTATCTACACTGTTTTCCCCCTCTGGATCAATGTAGTCATATGTGCCGCCGTCTGCTCCACGTCTATCTTTCCAGTTGACGATTTTCCCGCAGTATTGACAAATGTCTCCGTCACGGCTTCTGACAGATCGCGTCAGCCTTAAATCGTTATATAAAGCCTGCTGTCTTTGCCTGTATTCAGCTTGGGCTTGCCTTTGTTCGATTAACTTCCCCGCATAGTCATACCAGTCATGTATGACAAGGCTGCCATCTTCCATCTTGTCTATAAAGCCTGCCTCTATCAGAGCGTTGTAAAGCTCCTCTGGATCTCGCTTCCACAATACCGCGTCTGAAATATCGTTAGCATCATACTTTGACAGATCGCCGTCTTGCGCAAAATCTAATGCCCACCACCACAGATAATGGAGATATCCGACGGCTTCAGGCCAAGAGATAGAGAGCAGACGGGCAAGCTTTTTCATCTTAGGATGCCTTCCTAATTCCTGGTTGCTTTCTATCCATGCCATCAGCTAACCCCCTTTCACGTTTAATGAATGGACCGCTCCGCTGAGAGAGCGGCCCATTGGAAATCAGAACGGAAGTTCGTCGTCTATCTCTCCAGCCTCGCCGCCGAGTTCCGAATAACCAGTATTGCTGCCAGGTAATGAAGCGCCGTAGTTGCTGTAACGAGACTGATAACCTCCGCTGCTGTCAGTATCCTTTTTGCTGTCTCCGAAGTAGACATTCTCGGCAACGACCTCAACGATTTTGCGGTTTTTCCCTTGGCTATCTTCCCAGTACCTGACCTGCAGCCTACCTGCAGCAACAACCATGCGGCCCTTTGAGAAATATTTGGATAAGAATTCAGCGGTGTTTCTCCAGGCAATACAGTCTATAAAGTCAACCTGCTTTTCTCCGTCCTGGTCGGAATAGTCCCGCTCAACTGCCAGGGTAAAAGCGGCCACTGGTGTTCCGGATTGGGTATAGCGCAGCTCAGGATCCTTTGTAAGGCGTCCCATGATTACAACCTTGTTAAGCATTTTCGTCACCTTTTTCCGGGCGAGGACCGAATACCAAAGCGAGCTTATCCGGTAATTCGTATGATTCGGATGTCTCATACGCATTGCGGATGATATCAAGCGATATCTCAGCCTTTAAAAGCTCCTCAAACCTGGTAACGGGAATTGTGATATGATCACGGTCAATGCAAAACTCCAGTAATCCCTCGCGGACGTTCATTTCTTCCTGTTTACGTTCGGTGTTTTCCATGGTTCAACTCTCCTTTCAATTGATTACAAATTTCTATAACCTTCTTGCATTCGGCTATGTCGAACATGCCGATATGCGTTTCCTCAACGCTGAGCCCCATGCGCTCAGCCAACCATTTGTAGGCCTGGCTGCGTTTCATCATTCTGGATTTCCATATAGGGTCAAACGCATCATGGGCGGCCATTTTCCAGTTACGTAATTCTTTGTCTGCCAAGCGGCCGAGAGGCTTGTCCGTTCCTTTGTGAACACCGACATAGGCGTCACATGGGCGGCAAAAGTAAATCATTCCATAGCTCCGTCCGTATACTACTTTGCTGTCAACGAACTCAGCCTGCCGGCCGCAGTAGGGGCAGAACACTTGCATCATTAGAAGCGCCCCCATTCTTCTTTGTATTTGGCCAGCTGCTCCGGAGTCTCGGTCTCGATACCGAGAGCTTGTGCATCCTGGACAAGGTGGTCAATCAGCAGGCTCATTTGCTTGGTGTCGTATGTTGAGCTTCCAAAGTACAGAATGACGTTCTTGCATCCAGGTAGCTTGCTTTCCATCACTTCCGTCTGCCAGCCCAGGCCCTGCTTTGACCAACCTTCCCGGAGCCTGTCTACCGCCGAATCGAGGACACATACCATTTCCGATACTCCGCCGATACTCCTGATCGCGTTACGATAGACCTCTTCCTTGTCTACTGAAAGTGCAGCTGCTATCTTGTCAATCAGGACCCAAGCGTAAGCGTTGGCGTCCTTGCTCCGTTTTTTCCGGTACTTCTTTATCTCAATGCTGACCTCATGATCCTTGAGCCGGTCGAATTCTTCCCGGAAATCCGAATCGACTTCGACAGTTATTCGCTGCTTCCGATTCATGCCAATGGAGAGATCAATTAACCGACCTTTCATAGCGCCAACCACTTTTCTTTGTAGAGATTAGTGAGCCCCTGCAGATCCAGCCAGTCAAAGAAGTCCTCAATAACCGGTATAATGCTTGGCGTTTCATCCCTGCGGTAAGTCTCCGGCCAGACATTGGTACCATTGCTCACGAGATAGGTGAAATACTTTGCCTCAGGAACAAGCTCGAAGTAGGTAGGATGCTGTGTGCTGTCTATGTATTTGCCGACATCATAGCTTCCTGAATACTTAATGTCGTAGATTGTGCCTGCTTTCAGGGCATCCAGCCTGCCGTATAAGAGGATCCTTCTGTTTCGTACCGTAATCTCGCGGCTCGTACTGTATTGCAATAGTCCGCCTTTGACTATGCCGGCAACCTTGTAAGCTGCTTCGTACCAGTAGTGAGTTTTATCCCCACCACCGCGCACAATGTCAGTAACAAGGTTCTCAAAGTCGATACCTTTCTGCATGGCTTCCGATACTGGAATAGGCTCTCGCTTGAGGGCAGAGAGAAATTCAGCATAGCTGTCTCTTTCAGTTGTCATGTCCTCGTATGGGTTTTCCTTCATGGCGTATAACCATGCGGACAGGAGGGAATGCGTCATCAGATACCTTTCCATTTATTTCGCCCCTTTCGCATCCTCCTGGGCCTGAGCCGGTATATACTTTTTCAGGGTTTTGTCATAAACCAAACCCAGCTCGGCAATCTTGGCGTTAAAGGCAACATTGATTTCCTGCTTGGATGTCAGTGCATGGGTGATAGCTTTCATCTTCGGTATGGCAGCATTTGCGCTTTCCACATCAACAATGGAAGCAATGATTTCCTGTCCCTTGGCAATTACTGCTTCGTATGCTTCCTGTTCCTTTTGAGTTTCAGCGATTTCCTGAGCAGCAAGCGCATTGTACTGTTCAAAAAGCCTGGTTAAGAAATCATTGGGGGTTGAAGGTGTCAACTCAGGTATCTTCCAAACGCCCTTAATGCCGCGAGTGCCTTTTGCAAAGTAACGCTCGCAGTTAGAGAAGCCGATCGTGCGGTCATTGCCGTAAATCTCCATAAAGCCGCCCAAATCCATAGGTTCCCATACGTTGTTTTTGGTCTGGCCCTCAACCTTGATGCGGAGGCGGGTGTTATCTCCGTCCTTTTCCTCGATGGCGTGGAATACCATGACGATGTGTTTGTTCAGCTCATAGAAGCAATAGTCCATCAGCCTGACAAACTCTTTGCCGACAAAGCCATAACCTTTGAGAGAAAGAGTACCGTCACGCTGGCCGTACTTCGGGTCCTTCTTGATAGCCCACAGCGACATGAGATTGATCAGCTTTCCTCCGGTGTCGAATACCAGGGTGTCAAAGTCCTTCACGTTATTCGGTGTCAGGTCCTCCAGTATCTCTTCATAGGACTGAGGCTGGATGAATGGCTTGCGGTATCTCGGCTCAATTCTGTCGATACCGAAGTCAACATCGATGTGCAGCGGATTAGGCGCGGACAGCGCCAAGGTAGATTTTCCGATACCGGGATAACCGGCAATGAGAATACGGATCTTTTTCTCCTTTTCGATAATTTCATTGGGTTGTCTGATCATTTGATTTACTCCTTTCAAATTTTAATTTTCTTCCCACGCATCACAGATCTTGATGCAATTGTCACAGCCAACGATGTCGCCATGCTTGTCCTTGTAATAAGTGTCAGTTTCCTGGTCGCAAACGGGGCAGATAGGATATTCAGGTTCTTTGCCGTCCGGATAACCGGTCCTTTCCATGTTTCTGATCACCGGATGGTCTGGAATTTGATAGCTCATTTATCTTCCCGTTCCTTTCTTGCTTTTCTCTTACGCTTCAGATACTTCCGTACAGTGTAGGTCAGCCACGCTTGCATTGTGTCGAATCCATCACCCCTGATGAATTCCTGTAGATCGGCATAATCATCATCAGGAAGCCGGCACGATATCCGGCAGGTGTATTTATGGCCGTCTTTTTTCTTCAGCAGCTCTGGAGCGAACCGTGCGTATAGTGCTTCCAGAGCGTCTTTCCTTATTTGGATGCCGTACTCATCGCCGCGCTCGCACTTGCTCTGCATGGTCTTGTCGTATTTCGGGTATAATTCCTGGACAACAGCAACCATGTCTTTGGCCGGAAGTTTGCGGCTAATGCGCAGCTCCCTTATTTTTTCAGCCATTCATACACCCCCTCGGCACCTTGACTTTAGCTTTTGGAGTTGATAAACTGACTGTAGTTGAATTGGATGTTTTTGTTAGAGGCCTTACCCGTGGCTGCGGCGCGGTCTCTTTTTCTATCTCTGTACAGTCACACTTCTCGTTTGGATCAAGGTTGCATGAACAAAGTGGACAAACGCGGTAATACATTACTTCACCTCCTTGATTCCGAAGTAATTCAGCCAGAATTTCTCTCGTCTTTCCTCAATAGGCTTGTCCTCCGGATAGCTTTTAGTTCGTTCGAGAACCTTTTTTCCGCATTCGGGACAATATGCTTTATTCAAGATTGGAATTAAAACGACATTATCTCAACAACGTCCTCGATCCGGCAGTCCAATGTCTGGCATATTCGGTCTATTACTTCAAGAGCCACATAATTGTCATTGTTCAGCTTTGCAAGCGTTGAGCTGCTCATACCAACCATTTTTACCAGCTCCATCTTTTTTATACCTTTTTCAATAAGCGTATGCCATAGCGGTTTATATGAAACCATCCGCATCCCTCCTTTGTAAATACGATAGCATAAAATTATCGCCATGTCAAAACTAATTTGCGACAAGGCATATATTTATGTTGACATATAAAATGCATTATGGTATTTTATATACATGAACACGATAATTTTTATTGACAACTCGATAATTTTAATGAAGGGATGGTGCATTATGCAAATAATAAGAGAACGCAAGAGAATGTCAGCAGAATACTATACGCACGAATTTGTATGGCGGCATGATAGGAATGCAGGTTTTAGTTTTCCTTGTGATGAAAATGGGAAGCTGCCTGATGATCTGAACCCGGCAGCCTTGGAGAATTACAAATCCTGCATCGATGGCACATATGACGTAATAAATCTGGGTATACGCCGGAACGTGCATAGATGGACCCAGCCGGCAATTGGTATTTGTGAACGCTGTGGCGAGGAAGTTTACCTCGATTCGTTTACGAATACTTGTGAACGCTGCGGCGCCGACTACGATATAAATGGCAATATGCTTGCGCAGCGGTCGCAGTGGGGCGAAGAAACCGGAGAGCATTGGTCGGAATGCTATTGAAAGGAGGGTATGTCTTGAGGACCTATACAGTTAATTTCACCGAAACTGAACTCTACTCACTTAGAAGACTACTGAGGCATGCTTTAACTTTTGCTCATGAAAATCCAGACATAAGATTCGCCAAGTACATCGAATCCAACGATCCTGACTCTATTCAGGCAGCACAGAATAAAATAATCGACACCATCATTGACAACAATCTGAGATACGAAAAGGAACGGAGGTGCTAAAGAAACTATGAAATATCGGGTATGGATGCACGGATCCTCTATGACGGCCAGCTATGACGGTTATGTCGATGTCGTAGCCGACAATGAAGAAGAGGCAGCGTATAAAGCAAAAAGGGAGTTGACTAAACCAACCGGATCATTTAGCGATTGGTCGCCTTCTATGTGGAAGGTAGATAAAATAGAATGTAAAGGAGCGTGAGTAACCATGGCAAGAATAATCGAACAGGCGAGGAGGAAAGTATATGGGATACAGGGATGAATGGAGCGGAACCAAAAAGGAGCTTATAGACATTATAGAGTTTTGTATTGAGGACATCCGGAATGAGCTGGACATCAATATCAGCGATAGAGACATGCGAAAGCTTTTCTGTGAAGCATTTGGCCGGAATATAGTGCAGGCAGAATTAAAAGAGATGATAGCTTACATCCTCGATGAAGAGGAGAAGGCCAAGAATGAGCGGAAGTGCAGAGTTTGCGGCTGCACCTGGGACAATGCATGTGAAGGAGGCTGTTACTGGGTAGAAGAGGACCTCTGCAGCAAGTGTGCAGAAAAAATGAATAATGCTCATGTTGATACATGCCCATGATATTTTTATCGCGTTTTAGCCTGTTGCAACAGCTTAAAAACGATAATTTATTGCAGGCATATATAGTAAGTATAGGAAATAAAAAAAGCCCCTTCCAGGAGGATTTTAATGAGAATCTCTGGAAGGGGCTTTTGACATTTTACTTGCTGCTCTTTGGATCAGCTATAGATATTACCTTGTTGGCTTTATTGGTTGATACTACGAATGCTTTTGCGGATTCATTCTTGCTTAGATAATCCTTCATCTGCTGTACGGCCGCTTCAATCATGGCATCGATCTGTTTCGCTGTAAAGAAGAATTTTATGATTGCCGGCATTCGTTCATAAAGCCATGTGGTTACCGCGGCATATTTCAATTCGCCGGTACCGGAACCGTATTCAGCCTCTGCTCGTGTTACCAAGTAGAAAAGCATTTGCTTAACGTACTGGGTTGAGCCTTTTCTAACCAGGACAATGCAGATGACAATAAAAAGGACAATAACCAGCATGCTGTCCCAATAGTCAGTTAAAAATTCAATCATCGCGATTACTCCTTTCATATTACAGTGAGATCACTTACATTTACCCAGCTCACGATTTCCTTCAGGAGAGCTTTCTGTCCGCTGAGCTGCTGCACGGTGTAAGTCCTTTCTTTTACCCAATCGGGTATCGTTTGACCGGTACTATATTTTTGAGCATCTTTGTTAATTTTGACCTTGCTGCCGACTTCCAGCTTCTTGACCGACGCGGATCCAGGCTGCACAATAGTGCCACCAACAGTAGTGATGTATGTATCAAATCCTGCAGCTTTCAGCTTGGCGGCCATGGCTTCAGCATTTGCTTTCTGAGAGTATGCGCCTACCTGCACCCGATAGAGGTTCCCGGACTGCTTCATAATTGCTTCAAAGCCTGCTGCCTTGACCTTGTAATATTGAGCGTCAGCATTTGCTTTGTTAGCATAAGCTCCTGTCTGAACATAGTATAGAGTACCGGATCCGGTGGAGGGTGAAGCAGCTGCTTTTAATCTCCTGTTTACCTCTTCTGCGATATATGGGAACTTGCTTTCAAGGTATGGCCCGGGGCATGACGTGGCAGCAAACCATTTATGCATTGTTAAGTTGCCGGTTGTGTCGCCGGTAAAGTTAAGTCTCTCAATGCCATTTCTTTTGCAGATATCCACGCACAGCTCTATTGTCCTTTCAAGCACGTAGTCACTCACGCGCCATTGCCCGCCTATCTCACAGTTAGCAACCTCGATTGTAACTGCTTCATCGTCATTGGCAGAGCTTGAGCTGGTCCAAGCGCGGTTTTTCTCTTCCACGTACATTGCTATTCTTCCGTCTACGCCAACAGCATAGTTGGAACTGGCCTTGCGTTCAGGCCTGGCAAAGATTTCACCGCAAGTTTCTACAGACAGCATTCCGGCCATGTGGTGAATAGTTATTTTCCTTATCTGCTTTCGCCGGGGATTTGTACTATTAGGCGAAATCTTGACGTATTGTACCAATGGACTATTACTCATCATCGTCACCCTTTCCGTCTGTAAGCTCCTTCAATGTTTCTTCAGATACCTTTTCATCATCTTTAAGCTCGACATCCAGGAACTTCTCTGGTTTATTCATACCGATCCCTCCTAACCATTAAATATTTTCATCGGCAGCCGGGGCCTCATTGTCGTTTGTATTTTGCGCGAGATAATGAGGTATCTTTAACTCATTCTCTCTCTGGGCCTTGCGGTAGTAGAAACCTGTTGCGGTTGCTAACTCCGCGAACACAGAAGGTATCAAGTAGGCCAGAGGGGAAAGATCCCCGGTCCTCCAAATCATGACGCAAGAAAAAACGGCCACTGAAATAGTGCCGATTGATACGCAGATGAATATAATCTTTGAGAATTCCAGTTTCTTTTTCCTGGCTTTTTTATGCTTCCTGCCCATACTGTTCGCCTCCTTATGCTACAGATGAGCCTCTTTACCTTCAAGCCTATCGATCCGGTGATGTGCCTGCTTGGCCGACTGTTCCACAGCTGTGACACGGGAGATGATTTCCAGGTGCCTTTCATCCTGTTTTTCCTGTTTTCGCTTAATATCATCTACGCCAGCTTTTATATAGCCGATCTCTGTTAAGATTGTCCCGCTTTCTTTGCCCTCATTTTGGCTATCGACTCGGTTATTTCTTTTGTAAGTAGCGTATCCGAACGCTATGGCACATACTGTTCCTAAAATACCAAGTACTGTTGAAAGTATTGCAATTTCGCTCATATATCGTCCTCCGTCCGCACATCAAAAAAGCGACCCTGTTTTTGTAGGGTCGCTTTAATGACTTTTTTATTTTATTAAGATTTTCTTACGAGAACATACCACTCCAGTATCTTTTTTCGCAGGGCATCACAGTTGCAATGTTTCATCATGCCGAGGTAGCTGAAAAGAACACTTCTGGCATACTCTAAAGTCAGCTCTCCTTTGGCGTAATGCTCCATGACATATTTGAGATGCCGTTTCATCTGGAGGGTAGTGCTTCTACGGATCTCTATTTTGTGGGGCCAAATACGCTTACCGACAAACTCGACGCCTGCATTATATGGCATGATGGCAGTCTTATTATTAAGCTGCAAACCCATATTCTCCTGCAGGTAATTGTCGAGCAGTTCGAGCGCTTCCCGTACTTCTCCTTTACTTGGTGCCATCAGTATCATGTCATCCATGTACCTGATGTAATAAGGAATCCTAACTTCACGCTTCATGTAATGGTCTACCGGTGTCATTACAACGTTGGCTGTAACCTGGGATATAAGAGAGCCAACTTGCATTCCAATTCCCATAATTCGCTCAGCTTCCAGGACGTCCGCACAGTCTAAAGGTAATCCCATCGGACGGCCATCAGCCCTAATAGCAGTTTCCAGGAACCACATCATGTCAGGATCGTCAAGAGGTTTACCGAGCTCCCGGAGCTGCACTTCTACAGGAATCCGGAAAAAGAATTTTGCTACATCTGCTTTGCCAATCCACCATTTTTGAGGTTTGTTTTGTACCAGGCGCATCCAATATTGCAATTGAGCAGCAGCCTTTATCGGACCTCGGCCTTGGATGCTGCCGTAGCTGTGTTCATAAAAAGAGCGTCTGTAGATTGGCCAGAGGACATTATAAGCTGCACAATTTATAACACGATCAGCAAATGGAAGTGCAACGATTATTCGTGTCTTTGGAAAGTATTCATAGAACTCTCGCATGCGTCCTACGGTATACTGTTTCCACCGGAGACGGTTAACAGCGTCAATAAGATTTTCCTCAAGGTTGGCGCTATAGGCAAGCACTTCATCCTTGTACCGCTTATTCCTGCGGGCAAGGAGATATCCGTCATACATATTATCGAAAGTTGCAAACCTTTCAAATACATGTTTGTGCTTTTCCATAGCGCCATTCCCCCAAAGGCTGCGCTTTACAGCTTTCTTGGTATAATACCAATACCGGCGGTATACGCAGCTAATTATTTTTAGCCTTGAGCTTGTACGTCAAGGCAGGGAAACAGATCCCTTTATCACCTCTGTACTGAAAGCAAACCCTTGAGTCTGCAATATCTGACGTGGAGGCAAAGCGGAGCGGAAGCCGCGGTTGATGTTGGTCGTCGTGCGCGAGTTGTTGCCGTTGAGGCAGAACACGCCAGCGTTGGCACCGTTGTTCCAGTTGCCACCGCAGTTGAAAAGCCGCAGCGATCTATTCCCCATGTTAAGTGGATTTTTGGCTTTTGACGGACTTTAGCCATCCACCCAGCATCTTACCAATCTCGACCACTTTTTCGGACCAGATCTGATATTTTTTCATTGGCAAAAAACCAAGGTTCATTGATAGCCTCAGATATGCCTTTAGCTTCATAATTTCTACATCCAGCTCCTGCAAAGTGGTCTTTTTGTAATACTTTTTCTGTGCTTCAATCGTTCGCTCCAGCATTCTATCCATGCTGCGTTTAATATCTGCAACAAGTGCAAATTTCTCAGACTTTGGGTATTGAGCAAGCGCACCATAGCCATATTCCATCATGTCAAAAATTTTTTGGAGTATCTTCAACTCCTCGGCCATGTACACTCACCCCCGTCCCGTTTCCCTTGAACTTATATTACATGAAAATTACATGAAACGGTCAGAGTATGCGCTATTTTGTGAGAAAATAACGGATTTCGTTATTTTGAAAAATTTTTTTCTACGCTCCGCTATCGCGGAGCTAACAGAACACAGTTATACAGATGGCAGTTTTACATAAGCGGAGCGGAAGCCGCGGTCGATGCTGGGATGAGGGCCGTCGTGCGCGAGTGGTAGCCGCTGAGGCAGAACACGCCAGCGTNGGCACCGNNGTCCCAGNNGCCACCGCAGANGAAAAGCCGCTCTTCTGCACCATTATTAGCATATAAAGCGTCTCCTTCATAAGCACCCGGAGTCTCATCATGTTTATACAAGGCAAGCGCTTGTAGCAATGAAATAGCATTTTCGCCAACAGATGCATCTACGGTAACGGCCTCAAATGTGCTACTTCTGTAATCATCTACCTGGCTACTTATTGTGCCTGTAATCCACTTCCATGCATTGCTTACATAGTCAAGCTTCAGGCTGTTAGGAGTTGTTCCTTCTCCGTTTGGCATGAGTGGTTCTCCGGTTGTGCCATCAATGGCCACCCACTCTGAGCTGGTTGGGCTCTGGGAATGTTTGCTGTCAGCAGCGTTATTG